GCAGGTTTTAATTTGATAAATTTAATCTTGTCGCCCTCTTGTATCAATGGGTATTTGTTTTGTAATCCTAGTTCTTCAATCTTATGATTATATATCAATGCACCTTTCACATGGATTGGTGTGCCTTTGATAAAGATGTTTGCACTATCTCTATACTTTTTAAGATTGTTACAACTTCTAGGAAAAGCAATTGCTTCTGCTGGTAGTTTCATAAACTCTTTTCTAAAATCTGCAACAAGTTTATGTAAATCTTTTTCTTCTTTACCCATGATAACTTTGATTGCTTCTTTAATCTTACCACGACAAACTTGTGGTGTAGATGATTTAACTGCCTCAATACCCATGAGTTTAAGTTTAGGGTCAGCAAGTCTAACGCCTTCATCATCAAGTACATTTAACATGTATCTTTTCTTTGCAACCCATATACCTTTGTTGGCGATAACTTCTCGTTTCATAACCATGGCATTTTTAAATGCGTTAGAATAATCTGCTAACTCTTCAAAACACTTTTCGATATACGGTTCAATCTTATTGTCACATACCTTACCAAGAAAATCAATAATCTGTTCTCTTGATTTACCCTCACAAGTTTTTTCTACAAGTTTACCAAATCTAACATAGATACTATCTGTATCTGAGGCAACGATATAATCTACTTCACCTTTTGTTTGTAGTATTTGATTTAGATACTCATTCACTTTTTTTTCTCAATAAAACGAATAATAAATTGACCTGCTGTGGTAATACCACTTGCCTGTCTTACATCATAGTATCTAAAGTATTGATTACCAACTGCACCATAAGCTGAGTTCAAGGCAATCTTCTTTGACCATTGAATATTGTGGCACCTTGCAATCTCTTTGACAAGTTTAGGGTCTTTAGTCTTTTGATATTCTGCTTTCGCCTTTAACATTCTTTGTTTGAATACAACTCTTTCATTGTACATTTTCTCCATCATTTCAGGAAGAAAACCTTGACTATCATTTCTAAACTTGGCACCGTTTGGTGTCAAACATGCACCCTCAGTTTTAAGATAGTTAAGTGGTACTTTCATGTCAATCATTTTATTAACATTGACACCATGAGATGATTCACCAAGTATCTTTTCAGGCGAAATATTGTATTGAATAATAATATGTGGATATAGAGAGTTAATATCAAACGAAACAATCCAGTCATGGCCACCAATGATTGGTTCTTTTACATAGGCGCCTTCATATTTTGTTTCTTTACTATTCTCTTCTCTTGGTGGCACACATATATTCTTTTGCATTAAATGATTTGCAATCAATGTGTCCCATACTCTTACTTGTGAAAATATATCATCATAGTTTACCTTTGAATCATATGCAACAGTAAGTGACAGGTCAATAAGACCAAGTTTATCTTCTAATGCGTCAACGATTTCAACATCTTGAATATTGTAATCAACAAACGATTGAAAGTCTTTTGTATACCACTCTTTAAATGTATCATAACCTGCGTCATCTTTACCACGACCAAGTTCTAGTTCACCAATAAAGTCTAGTCTATAACTTTCTTGTCGTGTAGGAATAAACCACTTGTAAAGGTCAAGGTAATCTAACATAGAAATACCATACAAAGTATAAACTGTCTGAGGTCTTCCGTGTGTAACAACTTCACCTCTATTGACCATATTCCAAGGCGACATTCTGTTTGCAACTTTATCACCTGCAATCAGTTTAATTCTATTCATCAAATAAGGTAAGTCAAAAAACTTGGTGTTCCAGCCTGTGATAACATCTGGATAATTTTTAATCCAGAATTTCATAAACTCAAACATCAATTGTTTTTCGTCTTTACATTTTACATAAGTTACATCTACTCTGTCTGTGTGAAAATCACCGACACCCCATGTAATGATTTGTTTATTAGATTGATTTTTTACTGTGATACATAACAACTGTTCTTGTGGGTCTTCAACATCTGGAAAACCTCCTTCACAAGTTGTTTCGATATCAAGTGTAAAGATTTTAATATTGTCTTTATCCCATTCAATCTCAGTCGGATATTCTTGACCGATATATTGATAGTGATATCTTTCTAAGCCATATACTGGCGAATTCTGTGTGGCAATTTCTTTACGAAATTTACGAGCTGCAAAGATAGTGGTAAACTCAATAGGTTTTAAAAACTGCCCTTGTAGAGTTTTGTAAACTGAGTGTTCTTGCGTCAAACAATATAAAGTAGGACCAAAATCAATCTTTTCTTTATATTCTTTACCGTTTAAGACACCACGAATAAGAAGTTTACCTTTGTGTTCAATTACATTTTTATAGAAGTTCATCTTTTCTCAATTTCACCGTTACATTATTTAATTCATCATTTAGTTGTATCTGACATGCCAATCTTGACTTGTCTGTATATCCGTTTTCATATTCCAACAACTCTTGTTCTAAAGAGTTCTCTTCTATTTTTAGCTGTGGCCATTTTAACATATCTACATAGATATGGCAAGTCGCACATGCACATGAACCACCACAATCAGCAGGTATCTCTGGTAAATCCAGTTCTTTAGCTGCTTCCATGATGGTATAACCAACAGGCATATCAACTGATAGTGTTTCACCACTATCTCTTACAAAATTAACTTTTACCATTTAACCTGGTAATTTAGTTTCTGTTATAAGTCCTGATGGTTTAGTAATTATCTTACTAGTGTTTGCTTCGTAATTTGATTTGATATCGTCTTTAGGTTCTGTCATAAAGACAACTTTATCTTGGTCTATTGTGATTGTATCACTTTTACCAAATGCATTATATAAAGACATCATTAATTGAATAGGTTGACCTGGTCCTTTTTGTTGTGGTATGATTACAAATGGTTTATTTAAACTTA